AACAAATGGAGCAAATGTTTTCGTTGGCGTTTTAATGGATGATTTGTTCACTCCTGGAGCAACTGTTGTTGGTCAAGTTCAAATTGCAGTGATGTTAACCAAGGGTGCATTTGTTCAATCGCTTTTGCAATATACTCAAATTGCAGATATTGCAGCTGCGATTACCCAACGAAATGCTAAAGTTGTTTATGATTATAATGCTACTGGCACATACTTAATTTACGGTCTATAAGGGGAAAAAGATGAGACACTCAGGAATGCAATATGGATTGAAATCCAATCCGAATGTTAAAATTGGAAGCGGAGATTTAGAAGAATTTTATCTTAGTGCAATGAATCAAATGGGATTTAAATGTGCCAAGGATGTATTTTCTGAATCATTTTTAAATCCTAGAGCAAATCTAGGATCTGCTCGTAGTGGAATATTTAATACCAAAGCATCTGAACCAGTTAGAAAAGCACAATTTACTCAAACAGGTTCAGGAATTCAAATTAATTCTACCACTGTCATTGTCACTGATTTATTGCGTGAAATTGGTACTGTGACGGAAGTAGAGTCTTTTTATTCTCAATGGGTTAAGGATACATTAAGTGAAGCTGTTCAAGTAATTGTTGAAACAATCAATCCAATTATCGGTGCACAACAAGATCGTAAAATTGGTCAACCTTTCAATGAAGTTGTAAAAGTAGGAAATCAATCTGCATCATTCACGCCTGCTTATTCCGGTGAAAAAATTGTTGTTGATGAACAAGATATCCTTGCTCTACGTGAAATTGGTGTAAATAATTTTTCTATTCGTGGCATTGCTCAATACCTTGCTATTTGGACAGAACAACTTGCAATTCGTGCTTACACTAAGAAACAAATTCTTTTACAAGAAGCGATTTTCCAAGGACAATTTACTTGGTATAACCAAACATTTAGCTTTGGTGTTCCATCTGGAAATACATTTGTACCTATCACAGGGCAACCATGGGCAACTGTTCAAGGTGGGGTGCTTCAAATGAATCCCGCTGCGCTTCCTTTAACTGATATTCGTTATTTTATCTCGAACAATGCATCAATCCGTAGGTTAAAACCTTTCATTAAAGGTTTAGTTATGAACAGAAACACTCACAGTTGGTTTTACACTAACCCTGAAGTGCAACAATTAATTCAATACGGTTATATGGCAAATCCTGATATTATTGCCAAGGAACCTCGTGGAGCAACTATGGAAGGTATGATTGAATACTTCCTAGGTGGTGACATTAAGGTAGCTATTTACGTTGATGATTCTACTTATGAAGCGGATAGCGCTGACCCATTGGGCAATGCTGCAAATTCAATTAACTATTTCATACCCGATGGACAAGTTTTATTTGTATTTGATTTGATGTCTTATGGTGGTGATACAGTTGACTTTGTTTATACTCCTGCGGTTCAAAATGGTGGATCATTTCTTGATGCACGTCCTGGACTTTTTATGGTAATGGAAGATTTAACTCAACCAGGAACCTATGGCGGCTACGAAAATCCATCCATTAAATTGCTATGTGGTTTCAATGGTATGCCACGTGTAAAAAGGCCAAATGACTTGTTTGTTTTAAATACACTAGGATAGGTATAAAATATGAATACATCTACCATAGAAAATAAACAAAAAACTGTAAGAGCAAAATTCAACTTTGCTCTTATGAATCCAAAGTATGATTCTCAAAAAGCATTGAAAGCAGCAAAACAAGAAAAGTCCCACATGGCTTACTTGTCACAACGAGCTGTTGACTATGCGATGAATGATTTTGTATTTGAAGCAGGTAGAACCTATGATATACCTGAAGAATTATACAATGAATTGTCTACAAGGACAGTGGAAACATACAATCCGTTATTTGGTTCATTTCAAGGACAAGCACTTGAATTAATCAAAAGGCCACATATTCCTTTTGTTTTAAAAGTAGATGAAACAGGTAATCTGTATAATCCACATGAGCATAAGTTGGATTTGTATCCGCCTAGAAATCCTGTTAAAGTTGAGCAAAATGTGGGAACAAGAAACACGAGAAAATAGGTGAATTATGGGAAAATATGTTTCTCCTGAATCAGTTAAATCTTTTCTTGAATCAAAAGTATCTTTTGGCTCAAATGAAGATCAAATATCTGATATGGAATTGATATTTTTAATTCAACAAGCCGAAAGTAAAGTTGAGATGGAATTATCAAATCAATATGTGATTCCATTTCAAGGTTATGTTAATGGTGTTATTGTTCCCTATAATGAGATTCCCTATGAAACAACATTATTAGTTATAAATAACCTTTGTTTATACCGTTCTTGTTATAATGTTCTTAAGTTGTTTTTTGGTAAAACAGGTAATAATAGAGGTGAATCTTATATAGCATTTATTGCAGATATGTATCAAGATTTATATCAACCCTTACAAAGGAAAAGGAATACTGGTGTCTTTGATATTCCACCATTGGCAGGTTTATTTATAAATGCAAATTCTCAAAGAACTTCTCCATTATTACCTGCTCCTATTGCTGGAAGAATTGGTCATTCTGTTAATAGTTTTGAATATGCTAATAGACATCAAAATGATCCATCACAGTCATTATTTTGGGGTCAAACTGGTCCTAATGGTAGACCTGGTTGGAGACAACAATGATGCATGACTTTGAGCAAATTATAGAAAGCTTAAAGTTGAAAATTATAGAGAAATTCCAATCTCAAAAAACTGAGTTATTTTTATCAAATGGGACAGTTTTTGGAAGAAATTGGAAAGATTTAACACCTAAATATAAAGAATATAAATTAGGTAAAATTGGTAAAATATATCCTATAAATATATTTACAGGTGAAATGTTAAAATCATTATTAGAAAATGCACTTGTTATTGAAAGTGATTATGATGGAAAAGATTTAAAATTAACTATTGATATAAATTCAGATAGAATGAATTTAGACTATACTAATTATGCAAATGAACAAAGAGAATTTATATTATTTAGTGATGAAGAAAAACAAGAAATTGTAGAATTGGTTCAAGATACAATTAAGGAATATTTTGCTCAATGAGAACGGACCAAATTACATATGGATCCTATTGCAATCTTTTGCCAAGCGCATCATTATGTCTTGCTCTATGTAATCTGTTCAAAGGTGCTTATCCTGCTGCATTAAGTGTTGGTTCAATTCCAAAAATATTTGCTGTGTTTCAAGAGAATATTTATAACTATAAAAGAGTTGATTTAAATTCAACAGCAATTCCAGCATTAACCATTTATCCTGCAAATGGAAGAATTTTAGGAGAATCTTGGTACATGAAATCGTTCATAAATATGGATTTCATTTATCCGGGAGGTGCTATGATTCGTCAAAGAAGCACAGAAATTGCTAACGTGATGAGTGAAGCTATTATTTTCACTGTTTTAAAAAATGATAATATCTTAGAATATTTGAAATTTGGTTTGCCAGATATGAATGGAAATCCTACATGGGGTCAATTTCCAGGACTCAGAGACATTGGGGAACAAATAACTGCTGAATTTATTGATGTAAATTCTCTCGATAGGAAACAAGACTCTGTTATGATGCGTTTGAAAGTCTCCTATACTATCGATACTGTTCAATGGTGGAATTACATTCAAGAAGTTTTAGGAAACAATGTCTTTGATCCGTGTGAGTTTTTATACCCGCTTATTGCTGGGTATTTGTTAGAAGTGAATTTGCAAAGTGTAAATACGCCTGTACCTAGTTATCCAACAGATTGAGGAGATTATTCTTATGAGTTCATCTATTGTTCTACCTTTTTACAAGACTCCTCATATTTCTATCAAAACATCGATAGAAGCTGTTGGAGCTTTGCCGTCTATTCAAGCAACAATTGCTTGTGTTGGACACAGAACACAGATTGCAGGCTACAATGTCACATCAGGTGAATTAAATCCACTTGTGCCAAATGCTGGTTATCCACAAGTGCAATACTTTTTTCCATTTAGTTTGCCAACATTTAGTTCAGGATATGAAGCTTTAAGTTACATGCAAAATTTAGGATTTACTGTTAATTTTGGTCTGTCTGGTAATTTAATATTTCCTGCTCCAACAAGCGTAACTTCAGT